ATGGAACAGCCGAGGAAGCTGACATCGGGACGTTGGCAGGCACGAGTGAAGGACGCGAACGGGCGGCGGATCAACCCGACGCCCGGCGTCACCTACAAGACCAAGAGGGAGGCGCAGGAGGCGCAGATCGCCTGGCATGAGGAGACCGAGGGCGGCACGGTGGACACCTCGATCACGTTCGCGGAGTACGCCGAGGTGGTCATCCGAGCCCGAGAGGGCGAAGCATCGGAGGGCACTCTCACGAACGAGGAGCGCTACATCCGGAAGTGGCTGATGCCGACGTTCGGGTCCATGCGCGTCGTGGACATCCGACACACCACGATCAAAATCTGGTTCAACGGACTCCCCCGGACCAGCGCTCGCCGGTCCGCCTACATGGCCCTCTCCATGGTGATGGAGCATGCACTCCAGGACGGCATCATCCGGGTGAAGCCGAGGGTGAAGGGTGCGACCGCCTTCGTCACCGAGGTGAAGCGGGTCTTCACCGCTGAGGAGATCTGGAACGTGCTGGATGAGCTGCCCGAGTTCGCCCGCGTCTTCTACTTGGTCCAGTGGGGTGGAGCGCTCCGGATCTCGGAGGCGCTGGGTCTGGACTGGGATGCCGTGGACTTGGAGCGTGGCGTGGTCGAGGTTCGCCAGCAGCTCTACAAGGGCAAGATCAAGACCGATCTGAAGACCAAGCGGGCACGTCGCCAGGTTCGCCTCACAGACGACGCCGTAGAGGCCCTGCGAGCCCTCAGGAAGGCTCAGCCGTCCATCGGTGCAACCCCGGTCTTCGTGAACCCCTCGACAGGTCAGAGGCTCATGCACGGGCGCGCGTACGACCTGTGGTCCATGGCTCGCGAGAAGGCGGGCGTCCCGGACATCGTGCCTCAGGCCCTCCGCCGCAACGACCTCGACGGGTACCGGCGAGCGACGGGCGACATGGTCAAGGCGATGGCTCGCGGCGGTCACTCCGACTACCGGTCGGCCTTGGCGTACCAGGGCGTGGAGCTGGACCTGGACGTCACGGCGCTGAGCGCGATGAAGAAGCGGCGGACGTCGTGACTGATCGATGCCGGGAGACCGGGAGGGCGTGCTCCACGGCCTACAACGAGGGTTGCCGCTGCTTCACGTGCAAGGCGTACAACTCCGCAAGGTCCGACGCTCGCCGTCGCAAGCTGGGCGCACGGGTCCAGCTCCGCAAGCGACCGGGCGTCGTGCTCTGCCCCGTCACCGGGCTGACTCCGCCCACGGCCTACAACACCAAGGGATGCCGCTGTGGCGTCTGCCGCGCCTACCTGAGAGACAGGGAGCGCGAGTACCGAGCGGCCCAGCACAAGGCCACGGGGAAGCCGCTGACGGACAAGCACCTCACCACCAGGTACTCCGACCTCTGGGCACAGGCGGACGCAGCGTTCCGCGTGGACCCGGAGTATGTCATCGCCATTGCCGAGTCGATGCATGAAGTCATTTCCGAATTCGACGTTAGTGCGTATGCGGCGTAATAGCGCATAACGCGCAAAAATGAAGAATGGCCCTCACCCGGGAGTACATCCGAGTGAGGGCCATTCTCGCCTCTGGCAGGCAATGATCCAAGGACTGGACCAGCCTCCACTCTACCCGTCCAGGACCGGAATCACAGCGCTGGAGGGTGGCTCAGATGAACTAGGCAGGGTGGCTCAAATGAACTAGGAGATGCCTGGCTCAAATGAACTTATCCTGCCACGCAGGATGAACAAGAACACATCCACTGGATACTTGACCTTGCGCGCAATAGGCGTATGCTGAATTCAGCAACAAAGCTTGGTTCCATCTGGTAGGAACCGTTCGAATTCATTCGGACTGGTCGCATCGGGTCATCTCGATGGGGTAGCTCTCGCAGCAGCACTCCAAGGACGACCATGAAGCTTCTACCCTTCCCGGAGCCAAGGCTCCATCTCCGTCGCCGGGCCACCTCGAAAGGCTCGCCGGAGACGTACTGGGATCACCCCACTCGCATCGTGCGCTGGATGGGCCGCAACGCTCTCCGGCGCATCACCGAGGTCTACAACACCTCCGGTCGCTTCCCGACGTTGGACGAGCTGGAGGACTGGATCTCCGACCACCACCGCCAGGCCATCCGCTTCATCGATGACTACGACCGGACGGTCCTGAACGCGGCCATCTTCGCCCTCGATGTCTACAGCCTGGAGGAGTACGCCAAGCGCGTCATGTGGGCCTCCAACGGTGGCAAGAAGAGCGGCTGGAAGAAGGGCGCACGAGGCAAGCGCCCACCGACGTACACCACCACGCAGCTCCGCGAGGTCGAGGACCTGAGCATCGCTCAGCAGGCCGACAAGCTGGGTTGCTCCCCCGCCACGATCAAGCGCATCCGGGCTCGCCTGAAGGCTGAGAAGGCCGCAGCGCAGGAGGCGGAGCTGGACGCTCTCTTCGGCCCGCAGGAGGCCGTACAGCCGCTCTCCGAGGACGAGGAAGACGCCCTCCTCGCATCGCTGGACGATCACAGCCACCGACGCCCGTTTCCGAAAATGAGCCCCGAGGCTGCACCGGGGGCCGAGCCCGTGCGTATCACCCCCATGAGCGATCCCATTCCCGACCACGTCCCTGCCTCGTGGATCGACAACGTCCACGAGCTGGTGGCGCAGAACCAGCGCGAGCTGGAAGCGAACGTGAGCTTCGCCACCTTCGAGGAGATCGAGCTATGAGCGATCAGTCCGGCTACCTCGATGACGCCATCATCACCGCCATCACCGCACAGGTCGAGGACCATGGCCACTTCGCCCTGATGGACGTGGTGGACGACGTCATGGCCTCCATCGCACCCGCCGACTACGCCTCCACGCTCCGCCTCATCGTGAGCCAGCGAGCATCCGTCATCACACCCATCCGGAGTACACCGTGAACATCTCGCCCGCCCGCTGGACCCGCCGCGCATGGATCGCCGCCTTCACCATGCCGCTGGCTCTCTCCCTCGCCCTCACCGCATGCGCACCCACCACGCCCACCCTGGAGGACGCCGGGAAGCGATGCATCGAGTGGCAGCAGGAGACGTTGGGCATCGACGTCGAGGGCGCAGACACCATGTGCGAAGCCGACTACGACCGCATGGGTGAGCGCCGCTTCATCGAGCTGTACACGGGAGAGCTGCCGTGACCACCAAGCACCGCTCCCCCGAATGGTCCCGCACCACCCGCACAGTGCGAGCCCAGGCCCGACGCGCCCACGCACAGGGTGACGTCGTCGTGTGCTGGCGATGCGGTCAGCCGCTGCCCGTGGACGCAGAGGACCGCCTGATCTTCGACGTTGGGCACATCGACCCCAACGGTGGCGAGGGCGTGGACAACGCCGCTCCCGAACACCGCAGCCGGTCCGGCCTGTGCGTCGGCAACCGAGCCCACGGTGGGCGCATGGGTGCCGCCATCACCAACGCCCGCAAGAGCACCAAGACCACCTTCAAGCCACTGCCCTGGGCCTAGCCCTAAATCGCGAATCGAGAACACCATGTCCATCCGCATCCAGTACACCGACCCGAACACCGAAGCCACCATCACCATCGAGAGCGAGTACACCGACACTGCCATTGAGCAGGCCAAGGCCATGGGTGTGCCGCTCAGCACCAAGGAGCAGAGCGCATGAACCCCGCGGTACGCCAGGCCATCGAGGCCCGCATCGAAGCACTGGATGAGCAGATCACCCACTCCACCGAGGTGCTGACCAGCTACCAGACCGCACGAGACGAGGCCGAGGCCAACGTCACCCTGTGGTCCGCATCCGTCGCCCACCTCACCACCGAGCGTGACGAGCTGGTCGCTGCCCTGCCCGAGCCCGCCGAGGTGGAGGAGCCAGCACCCGACCTGGACCAGCTCATCGAGAGCGGGGAGGCGTGAGCCATGCGCGTCACCGTGGAGCAGGCAGCAGACAAGTTCATCGAGCTGGCCATCGAGCAGGGCATCGACCCCGACTCCCTCGACCGTGCCGCCATCGAGCGCAACTTCGCTGAGGTCTTCGCCCGCAAGACAGCCGAGCAGCACGAGGCGAGCAGTTAGCGCGCGACGCGACTTTTTTAAGCCAGATCAGAGCAACCCCCGCCTCCGGCTCAACAGACGCCCCTTCCCCCGAAAAGTGAGACGCCATGGTCCATCCCACCCTCGAAGACCTCCAGAATGAGGCCACGTGGCTGGAGCGGCGTGCGCTCATCCCGGAGCCGATGCACTCCACCGGCTTCGTCACCACGGAGGAGAGCCGACGTGAGTTCCTGGAGGGTGCCCGGCTCCTCCGTCTCGACCAGAAGCGGAACTTCGCCGGGGAGATCATCGGGCCTACGCCCATCCAGCTCGCAATCACCGACACCCTCGCAGCAGGGCACAAGGTCAACGGCATTCTGGAGCCGCGACGTACGACGAAGACCACGGCCATCCAGGCCACCCTCCTGGGCCGGTGCTCCCTCCGCGAGGACTACTACGTGGGCTGGACCCTCGCCACGACCGGCGCGAAGGCAGGCGAGCGCTTCAAGATGGACATCGCGTCCCCGCTGGAGCGCCTGTATCCGGACCGGAAGGTGCGCGAGCAGTTCGTGAAGATCGGCCTGTCCAAGGGCTCCGAGTCGCTGGTCTTCCGCAACGGCAGCTACTTCTCCGTGTACGCCCCCTCCGGTGACGGCTTCCGCTCCAACGCCTTCGACGTCGCCTGGGTGGACGAGGCCGGAGAGGCAGAGCTGGAGCTGGGTGAAGACCTCATCGCTGCCATCCGCCCGACGCTACACACGCGCCACGGCGCACAGTTCATCATGTCCGGTACCGCGGGTAGCTTCCGCTCCGGACAGCTCCTCTGGGATGCGCTCACGGACCCCTCCGCCGCCATCCTCCGGCACGGCCTCCCGGACGACGTGGACCCAGAGGAGCTGGAGGACTGGGAGCCCAGCGAGGACCACCCGAAGGCGAGGGTCCGCGAGTACGTGGAGCTGGTCCACCCGGGCATCGGATGGACCACGCCGCTGGAGGTCATCAAGGAGGACTGGGATACCCCGGCCATGCGGAAGAAGTTCCCCGCCGAGATCCTGTCCGTCTTCGCGCTGGAGGGCTCCAACACCGCTCTCCTCTCGCAGCCCAAGTGGGTGGCGTCGGCGCTCCCGCTGAGCAAGGCGGGCACGACTCCCCCGAAGGTCTTCTGCATGGTGCCCTTCGTGCACCCGGATGGCACGTACGCCTCCATCGGCGCAGCGTGGAAGGGACCCAAGGACACGGTCCACGTGGGTCTCCTTCACCACCAGACCGGCACCGAGGGCTTCGCCCAGAAGCTCCTGGACCTGGCACGCAAGCACAAGCGGGACATCGTGTACGACACGAAGAACGCCGCCACCGAGGTGGAGGTCCGCCGTGTCCGTGAGGCCCGACGTGCTCCCGCCGAGCGCCCCGTCCTGTCCGCCGACATTCAGCGTGCGGCCATCAACCTGACCAAGATCCTGAATGAGGGCAAGCTCCGCCACTACGACCAGCCCGAGCTGACCTCCGCCGCCGAGATCGCCGTCAAGCGCGGATGGAACTACAGCAGCAGTGGCGGGTGGTCCCTGGGACGTCCGAAGGGCCAGGAGGAGCTGGACATCTCCGGCCTGGAGGCCATCGCGCTCGCCGCGCACAAGCTCTCCGACGAGCGCGAGCGCGGAAACCTGGCCGAGTCCATCCAGTTTGGTTAGCGCGAACGCGCAATATGTGCACAACTTGTCCAGATATCCACAGATTTGCACATTGATCTAGGCAATGTCTGAGCAAAATGGTAAGATCTAGCTAAGTCCCGGCAGCAGCCGGTGAGGGGCCTGACCTCCGACTCTTCGATTCATCGAAGGAGCGGGCGTTGGGCCTTCTTTCGTTTCTCACCGGTGGCATGCGACTGACACAGTCCGCAGCCCCGATGCTCGCGTCCCCGTACTCCGGTGACCACCTCGCCCAGGCCATCGTCTCCGACTACTTCGGTCAGCTCCCTGGCGAGCTGGTGGACCGCAACGTCGCCCGCCGCGTCCCCGAGGTGAAGCGCGCGCTGGCCGCTCACCAGGCCCTGGTCACCAAGCTTCGTTTCGAGAAGTACGCCGCAGGCACTCCCGCCGCCCGCATCGAGACGCAGCCCTTCTGGGTGTCGTCGTGCTCCTACCCGGGGATGAGCCGCTGGCTCGCCGTGAAGCAGCTTGTGGAGGAGCTGTACTTCGAGGGCTTCGGCGTCCTTGGATGCTGGCTCGACACCGAGGGCCTGGTCTACGACTGGATCACCATCCCCCGGAACCTCTGGTCCATCGACCAGCAGACCCAATCCGTCGTCATCGATGACACCGTCCCGGCTCAGTACCGGATGCTCGCCGTCGTCGTCCCGCTGGGCAGCGCCGGTCTCATGGCCGATGGCATCGACTCCATCCGGCAGGCCCGGAAGATCGAGCTAGCCCGCCAGATGCGCCTGGACAGCCCGCCCGCAGCGACCGAGCTGCACATCACGGACCAGTCCTACGACGGCATGGAGCGCGAAGAGCAGCTCACTCTGATCGCGAACTACAAGGAGGGCCGCAACAAGTCCTCCGTCTCCGTCACGCCGAGCTACGTGGACGTCAAGGAGCGTGGAACCACCGGTTCCCTGGATCTCTTCGAAGAGGCCAAGAACTCCGTCCGCATCGATCTCGCGATGCACACGGGCGTCCCGCTCAACTTCGTGGGCGCGTCCAAGGAGGGCAGCGGCGGCGGCAACGTCCAGTACCAGAACGTGAACGGCGAGTCCTCCGAGCTGTGGACCTTCGGGTCTTCGGAGTACGCCGTCGCCATCGCCGCCGCGCTGTCCGCCGACGTCGTCGTGGGTGAAGGCGCAGAGGTCCGCGCCGACGCCTCCGCCTTCGCAGTACCCGCCCCGCTGTCCATCGACCCGGAGGCGGGCGACAGCGCTGCCTCCACGGAGGTATCCGAATGACCACCACCGAAGCGGGACTCTTCTCCCGCGTCTCCGACACCCGCACTGTCCGCGGTCTTCTGCTCCCGTTCGGTGAGCTGAGCCGCCCGAGCCTCTCGAAGACCGAGCCGGTGATGTTCTCCGCCGCGTCGGTCTCGATCCCCCGTGACCCTTCCGCCGTCACTCTCAACGACGAGCACGACCGCTTCAACCCCATCGGTCGCGCCACCTCGCTGGAGGTCACGGACGCCGGAGTCGTGGCTGAGTTCTCGATCTTCAACACCGACGAGGGCGACGCCTACCTGGCCAACCCGACCAAGCGGAAGCTGTCCGCCGAGCTGGGCTCGCTCATGCGCGCCGGGTCCAAGGCCGTCCGCTCCCGCCTCACCGGAGCCGCCGTCTGCACCGAGGGTGCCTTCGAGTCCGCAGCTCTCTTCTCCCTGGCTCCCGGTGTGAATGCCGAGTTCGCGGAGGAGGTGCCGTCCTCCGACGAGTACACCGCGCCCGAGTCGGCGTCCACCTCCGAGTACACCACCGAGTTCGTGGACGACGAGGGCACCCGCTGGCGTCGCGTCGAGACGTCCAAGCGCGAGACCACCGTCACCAAGATCACCGACTCCGCGCCCGCGGACGAGGAAACCCCAGAGGACTCCGAGGAGGAGACCATGACCGCATCCGCCGCGGGCCAGACCCCCGCACCACTCGTGACTCCCGGAGTCGCACCCAAGACCGAGGACGTGGACCTCCACGCCGTCTTCTCCGCCATGGCGTCCGTGAAGTCGGGCGTCCAGTCGGAGGACAACGAGAGCGCCCTCTTCGCCCTGGCCGACATCAAGACGACCGGCTCCGGCGCGCTCCCCGCCGCTGGTGTCGTCCAGCCCGCCTGGGTGGGCAAGCTGTGGCAGGGCAAGGAGTACGTCCGCAAGTACCTCCCGCTCAACAACCACACCTTCGGCCCCATCGAGATCGGTGGCCGCGCGGGCTTCCGTCTCGACCAGGGCACCGCGCTGGTGCAGAAGCGCGGCGGTGAGAAGACGGAGCTGCCGACCGGCTCCGCTTCGACCTCGAAGCGCGAGAGCACCCGCGAGAGCTACGGCTACGCCGCCGACGTCGCCGCGGAGTGGACCTACCTCTCCGGTGGTGCCGAGATCCTGGAGTCCTTCTGGAAGGGCGTCGCGAACTCCTACGCCAAGGTCACCGACGAGGAGGCCCTCGCCACGATGTTCCGCGTCGCATCGCGCGACGAGGGCGCAGCGCTCTCGCGTCGCGTTGCACCGCAGACCCTGCCCACGGGCACCCCGGCCAACCTCCAGTACTACCCGGGCGTGGTCATGCTCATCCAGGCACTGGAGGCCATCTCGGACGCGGACGACGACCCGGCGTGGGCTGTCGTCAACCCCGAGCTGTGGCGTCAGCTCCTCTTCACCCCGAAGGACCTCCTGCCGGAGTTCGTCTCGCTGGGTGTGACGGCTGGCACGGGTGAGGGCAACGTCGAGGGCAAGGTCCAGGTCCGCAAGGCTCCGCAGACCGCCTTCATCGGCACCAAGGCGGCGGACCCGCAGGTCATCGCGGGCTCCAAGAACGCCATCGAGTTCCGCGAGCTGGGCACCACCCCGATCCAGATCGACGCGCTCAACGTCGCCAAGTTCGGCGTGGACCGCGCCACGGTCGGCTTCCTGGAGACGTTCGTCGTCCGCCCGGAGGCCACCGTCTTCATCGGCACCGCGGCCTGATCGACGGGGCGAAGACGATGACCACGTGGTACAGCACCACCAGTCTCCAGGAGGCAGAGCGCCTTCTGGAGGCTTGGCCTGACGCGCCTACGGACGCGCCGGAGCTGTGCGCGTACATCCTGGGCACCGCCCGTGACCAGGTCATCGCCTTCGCCCCGCCGCTGGTCGAGGACCCCGCACACGTCCTGGTCAATGGCTTCACGGAGGACGGCAAGTTCACCGCCGATTTCATCGCGATTGACGGCTGGGTCCATGTGGTCGCGCGGCTCGCAGAGGGTACGTCGGTGACCGCTCCGGTGGGCACCGTCCCCGAGGCATACCGACCCGCAGGTAACGCGCTCTCCACCCACGGGGCGCAGTCCTTCACCGTCTACCCGGACGGCGCGGCCTGGTACCTGGGTACGGCGGGCGAACAGGTCCGCCTGTCCTACCCACTCCCGGCTGGCGTGCCGAGCCCCGCTTTCAACGTCCCGGAGCGCTACGTCCTCGCGCAGCTCCAGCAGGCCAAGAATCTCTGGAACTCGGGACGCGCGCAGCAGGACGGGAACGTCGGCACCGAGGGCTACTCCTTCGTCCCGCGTCCTCTCGACAAGACCATCCAGCAGATGATCCGCCCGCGCGGAGGTGTTCCCCGTGTCTTCTGAGCTGGCCACCGTCGCTGCCGATCTCCAGACCTTCCTGGAGGCCGAGGTCCCCACCAAGTGGAAGGTCATCAACGCCGAGACCCTGGGCACCTCCAAGACGACCGGCGTCGTCGTGACGTGGGAGCAGCTTGACCTGTCGCAGATCGCGGAGGACCAGAAGCTCCCCGAGGGCTGGCTCTGGGTCACCTTCCAGATCGTGATCTCGGTTCCGGAGACAGACGCCACCAAGGCCATGCCCCGCCTGACCAAGGAGACCGGCGTGCTCCTCCAGATCTTCGACGCATCCCCCGAACTCCGTTGGGGACCCGACGCCACCCGTACCCGGCTGGAGACGGGCGAGTCCGCCTTCGTGATCCCGCTCGCTGTCCTCGCCTCCAACAACCCACCCACTGCAACACCCGCTCCCTGAGGAGGGACATCATGCCTGTCATCGCCGCGAACATTCGCCTCATCACCGCCACCATCTCGGTGGGCACGGACGACTACTCCGCCCACATCCAGGACTACTCCATCGACCCGACCCCGGTCACCGCCGAGGTTACCGACGTCACCGGCAAGGTCACCCGCCTGGCCGGTCAGTCCGGCTGGAGCGTCACGCTCAACGTCTTCCAGGACTTCGGGTCCACCGGTCTCGCCCGCAAGATGTTCAACGACGAGGGCACCAACGTCGTCCTGAAGATCGTGGACGGCCCCACCACGTGGACCCAGACCGTCACGCTGGTGGCTCCCAAGATCGGTGGCGCAACCAAGGCCGTGGGTGTCAGCACGGTGGTCCTGCCGGTCGCATCCGGCAAGCCCGTCCCGACCGTATCGGTCTGACCCATGGCCCGGGGAGCAGGTTCGATCTCGCTCCTCATCGACAGCCCGCTTCGTGACCTGGCGCTGGCGATGCGGGCGGTGCCGACCGACGTCAAGAAGGAGATCGGATCTCAGACCAAGAAGGCCGGAAAGCCGATCTGGTTTGAGGAGACCCGAGGGCGCGCAGCCACGCGCATCCAGCAGCGGGTCCTGGTCAACTCTGCCGACGTCTCCGTCACCGCCCGCAACATCACCTTCAAGGCCGGAGGCAAGGGACGCCTGAGTTCCGGAACTGAGGTCCCCCGGCTGGCGCGCTCCGCTGAGTTCGGCATGAACCCCGGCAAGCAGATCGCCTCCAAGTCCAAGAAGGGCAAGGCGTACACCCGCAGCGCGGGCAACGCCTTCGGTCCCAACCGTCGCGCCGGAAACGTCGCCTACCCCGCAGCACGCGAGGCCATCCCCCGCGTCGCCAGCCTCTGGGTGCAGACCGCACGCAGATCCATCCATGAAGCAATCGAGGAGGTGTCCTGATGGCACGCGGTGAGATCAAGATCCCCATGGCGGTGGACACCTCCGGCATCGCCCGCGAGATCGACAACGGCCTTGTCCAGCCGCTGGAGGACGCAGAGGACGCGCTGAAGAGCCTGTCCAAGGTCGATGCCGGGAAGGACCTGGAGAAGGATCTAAAGCGCGCCGGGGACGCCACCGACGATCTGAAGGACGAGCTGGACGACACCCGCGACAAGCTGAAGAAGCTGGGCTTCGCAGCGAAGGACGCCGGGGACGACACCAAGCGCGGGATGAAGGGCGCTGAGGACGGCGTCAAGGAGATGGGCGAAGAGGCCAACTCCACCGCGAAGGAAGCCGCTGCATCCTTCGACGGCTCCGCGGAGTCCATCATCGACGCCTTCCAGGAGGTCGCCGCCAACGCCTTCGCGGGCTTCGGTCCTGCCGGTGCGCTCGCCGGTCTCGCCATCGCTGCCGGTATCGGTATCGCGGTGGGCGAGTTCCAGAAGGCTGAGGAAGCCGCGGAGGAGCTTCGCCAGAAGGCCATTGAGTACGCCGACGAGGCACGCGAAGCGGGCGTCTCCACGGATGCCTGGGTGACCAGCGCCGCCCGCATCGTGGACCGCATCAAGGAGCTGGAGGAGACCAAGTCCACCGACTTCCGGTTCTTCTGGCAGGACGACCCTTCGAAGCTGGAGAAGTGGACCGACGCCCTGGCCGAGATGGGGCGCGGCTCCGACGAGGTCAACCAGGTCCTGAGCGCCAGCGACGACGTTCTGAAGGACTACACGCGCAGCCTGGAGAAGAGCCAGGACGCCCTCATGGAGGAGATCCAGCTCCGCCGCGAGACCGTGGACATCACCAATGAGGCCGAGGTCGCGAAGACCCAGGCGCTGGTGGATGAGTACGAGGCACACCAGGAGGTCCTGGACCAGCTCTCTGAGGAAACCGATCTTCGCGCCCAGGCGCAGGAGTCCTCCGAGCGGCAGTCCGCTGCCGGTATCGATGGCGCTCTCGCTCAGGCCGAAGCCGAAGAGGAGAAGGCGGAGCGGATCGCATCCGCCGAGCAGGCTGTCCAGGACTCCGTCACGAGCGCGTACGACTCGATGCGCAACGCCGCCACCGAGTACGCCACCACCGAGGACGGCGCACTCGACATCAACCGTTGGCTGACGTACACGCAGGAGCACGCCGCCGCGGTGGCCACCTACCAGTCCAACCTCCAGTCCATGCGGCTGAGCCCGGACCAGTGGTCGAACCTCATGGAAATGCCGGAGGACGCCCGCATGCAGTGGGTGGCTCAGTTCGTCGCGCTCCCCGAGGCCGCACGCGACCCGTACGCCGCCGCGCTGAATGACCTGGGTAGCTCCGGAGGATCGAGCGCCGCCGTCGCGTTTGACGACTCCTTCAACCCGGACGCCGACGTCGAGATCTCCGCCGAGACCGGCAAGGCGGAAGCCGACCTTTCGGATGTCTCCCGCGACCGCACCGCCGAGATCAAGGTCAAGACCACCGGCAAGGCTGACGCCAAGAGCGACCTGGACGCGCTGGCCCGGACCCGCCACGCGACCATCAACGTCCGCGCCGACACCTCCGACGCGAGCGCCAGCGTCAACTCCTGGCGACGCAACCAGGAGAGCCGCCCCATCTACATCACCGTCCGCACCCGCAACGCAGGGAGCCAGTTGGTATGAGCCACACGATCACCGCGTCCAACGGCGCGGGCACCACCAGCCCTCTCGCCGTCGCCGGATACGACTCCAGCCGCCGCTCCCGGAACATCATCCACGACCTTCTGGACGGCTCCATCGGTGTGTCCTACATCGCGCCCCGTCCCCGCTCCGGGGACCTGGTGACGGCCTACACGGACCGCGCTCAGGCGTTCGCGGCCTTCGCTCTCTACTCCCAGGAGACGAGCTTCACGTACGTCTCCGACGAGCTGGGCGAGCTGGGCATGACCTTCGTGCTGGACGGCTCCCTTGACATCGAGTCCGAGGCGCTGGACGAGACCACCACCGTCTGGTGGGTCCGCGTCGGATACCAGGAGGTCTGACCCATGGCCTTCGAGAACAACCCCAACGCGACCGCCACCATCACCCTGGACGACCCGGTCATCATCGAGCCCGGCTACGACGTCACCCGCCCCGCGCTGGGGATCTACAGCTCCAACTTCTCCAGCTCGCTTGACGGGTGGACGGAGACCGTGGGGACGCCGACCTTCTCTGGGACTCTGGACTGGCTCTCCAACGGATCGAACAGTGGGCTGGTCCAGCGCAGCATCGGCGGCCTGACTGTGGGACGCGCGTACACACTGACGGCCCGCTTCGCCACCAACAACACCACGGCGGGCAACGTCCGTCTAGGTGTCACGGGCATGACCTACAGCACCGTGACACCTCCCGGAATCTTTACCAACTTCACGGTCACGTACAGCTTCACGGCGAGCACGACCACCCACCAGATCTACGCCTACAGCCTGCCGCCTGTCGGTGGAGCCTCGACCCGAATGGACCAGGTGTCCCTGATCCAGAATGCCTGGGTCGAGCACATCCCTCCTGTGACGACGAACGTGGCGGAGCTGAGCCTGTCGGACGGAGACCTCACGCTGGACTCCTCGCGCTACCCGTACGCCGAGGCATCCGTGGAGGTACCGCTGACCACGGACGACCTCCTGGAGCGCATCGAGCCCGGCCAGCGGGTGAGCATCGACGCGACCACGGAGGGCTCCTGGACCAAGACGTACACACCGTGGGTGGAGCAGCGCCGCAACCTGGTCAACAACCCGACCCCGGCGACCACCTCCGGGTACTCCGGTCCGGGTGCGGCCACCGTGACCGCTGACGGCTTCACGATCACCGCCACCGTGACGACCACGCCCTACATCTTCTCGTCGCCGTCCAGCACGGGCGCGACGTTCGGTCGCGTCTATGCCTTCCGGGCGAAGATCAAGGCGCTTGCCGCCGCGGGCTCCGTCTTCACCAACGTGAACGTCCGCCCGCACAAGAACACCGGCAACGCCTACTACTCCGTGACCCCCGCTGTGACGCTCGACGCGGACGGCGTCGAGCGCGAGATCTTCTTCTACTGGAAGGCCACGGTCAACATCCCCGCGGCGGAGTCCTTCAACCTGAGCATCGTGGGCAACGGCACCGGGGTGGTCGGGACCAAGTACTCCATGCGAGACGTGATGATCGAAGACGTCGGCACCGAGATCCCGACCGTGGACCCCGCGGAGTACTTCGCGCCCTCCTCTCCCGGGGAGTTCCAGCAGACGCGATTCACCGGCACCGTCAACGCCTCCCCATCGGTGCTGGAGGCTCGCGAGCTGGACCGCGTGGACTGGGTGCCCGCAGCAGGGCTGTCGGCTGACCTGGTGCTCCGTGAGCGCAAGGTGTCGCACGACGGCAAGAAGATCACGATGAGCCTGGCGTCCGACGAAGCCCTCCTCTCGACGTGGGCGGACATCGTGGACAACTCCACGCCACGCACCTACGAAGCGAGCCTCCGCGACCTGGTCAACTACGTCCTCGCGCAGCTCCCCGGCACGCTCCGCAACCTGGAGCCGAACCCCACGGCGCTCAGCACGGGCTCCGCAGCGCCGTACGGAACCCGCTTCGGATGGGCTCGCACGTGGGTTGGAAACGGCGCGGAGAACGTCCTCCCGTTCGGCACGCTCGCACGCTTCACGTCCTCCGAGACCGGCACCGTCGCCGGGCGTGGCATCGACTCCTACGGCAACCAGGACCTGACCTCTCCAGCGACCACCGGAGACTTCGTGGGCGGTCCCACGGTCACGCCCGGCGAGACCATCACGGTGAGCCGCTACGTCCGGATGAACGTCGCCACAGCCGGTTACCTCCTGGGCGTCCGGTTCCACAACGGAGCTGGTGGCTGGGTCGGAGGCACGTCCTTCGGTGAATGGATGGGAGCCGGTGCCGGTACCTCCTGGGTGCGCGTGTCGTGGACGGGCGTCGTCCCCGCGGGAGCCACCCGGTTCTCCGTATCGACGCGCATCCAGACGGTGGCGGTCACGCCCTCGACGTTCCTGGACGTCACCGGCCTCCTCACCGAGCGGGTAGGCCGCGTTCGGGATTGGCACGACGAAGCCCTCCAGCCCGGCACGGCCAACGCCGACGTGACTGCGCGCTGGACGATGAACAACGAGTTCACGAACCCGGCACCATCGAGCGCGACCGGCTACACCGCAGGATCGGGAACCAGTGGCATCCTGTACGGCTCCGGCTTCGGCAAGACCGTCATGCGCTGGACCGCCGCGGGAACCGGCACGAGCTACCTCAACATCGCGTCTGCCTTCTCCGTGCGCCCGGGGAACATCTACACGATGGCCGGGGACCTCGCCTCCAGCGTCGCCCGCAACGTCGGCTTCATGGTCCGGTGGACGAACAACGAGGGCGTCATCATTCGGGACGAGCACCTGCCGACCGTAGCCACCAACGCCTCCACAATGGTCCGCAGCTCGCGCCAGGTGGTCGCGCCGCCGACCGCAGCCAAGGCGAGCATCTTCGCCTACTCCCTGGTCAACACCGCTGGACAGTTCCACTGGGTCTCTTCGCTCATGTGGTACGAGGGCGTGCAGACCGTCCCGTACTTCTCCGGAGCCACCACCAACGGTGGCGGCTACCTGTACTCCTGGGAGGGCGCAGTGGGCGACTCGGTGTCCACGCGCGTCCCCGCTGACGGCGTCGAGCGCCTGCCGGAGGTCTTCACCTGGCAGGCAGGTCAGAACGCCTGGGACTTCCTGAAGCCACTGGTGGCGACCGCGGGCTTCCGCCTCTTCTGCGACGAGCAGCGCCGCTGGTGGCTCATCGACCCGGTCGGCTACTCCATCCCCGGTCGCTTCAGCGCACGGCCTGACAACGCCGTGGAGGGCACGGACACGATGGACGTGGACGACGAGGACAACGGCGTGACCGGCGTCGTGGCGATCTTCAAGTGGACCGACCCGGACGGCTCCAGCCGCACCAAGAAGGACGCCGCGGGCACGCCCGGCAAGGTCAAGGTCCTGGAGTTCGACCGCCAGTATCCCGGTCCCGGCATCGCCGCAGCTCACCTCTCGAAGGTCCAGGGCCTGGGCCGCGTGCAGGACGTCACCGTCGCCACCGACTACTCCGTCCGCCCGGGCATGGAGATCCAGATCGACCTGCCCGGCACGTACGCCCAGCTCGGAACGCTCACCAGGGTCCGGTGGGAGCTGACCAACGGGCTCATGAGCCTGGGCTCCGCTGGCCTCCGCGAGACCCCGCCCGGAGCCATCGACCTTCTGTCCGGAACCATCGACGCCCTCACCGGCACCATCGACAACCTCTAACCCAAGGAGACCATCATGGCCACTGGAGACACCGCAGCCGCAGCCGGGCTCCCTCTCGTGCCCGGCACCGCCCAGGCGAACACGCTGGAGACCATCGAGAACGAGACCCGCGACTTCATCGGTCGCATCATCCTCGATCACCCGCGCAAGGAGACCGCCTCTCCCACCGCGCCGACGTCGCCCCAGGAGGGTGACATCTGGTTCAAGGGGTGAGTCATGGCCTCCTACTCCGTCCAGATGAGTGGAGCGCGAGACTACGTCCTGACGCTCTACGTGGACCTGGCATCCCAGAACTATGGGGCGAACACCTCCGTCGTCTCCTGGTCGCTTGTCGCGTCCGGAACGTGGGGGTCCTTCGGTAACTACGCCACGAGCTGGAGCATCAACATCGGTGGCAACACCGCGTCCGGCTCCATCGGCTCCTTCAACCCGAACCCGAACCAGACCATCGCATCAGGCCAGACCGCCATCGGTCACGACGGCAACGGGTACGCGAGCATCGGCGTCTCCGGCTACTGGGACTCGCGACACTCGAACATCGGCGCGGGCAACCCCGGAGGTACCTTCACCCTCCCGCGCATCCCGAAGGCTCCGGCACAGAACGGCGCGCCGGTCGCCTCCAACCTGATGCCCACCAGCGTGAAGCTCACCTGGCCCGCGAACACGAACAACAACGGCGCGGGCATCGACCAGTACCTCCTGCGCGTGCACACCATCAGCCCGGCTGACTCGGCGGGGTACAAGGACTATCTGGTGGGAACCGCCCTCACGCACACGGTGACGGGCTTGAAGCCGGGCACCCAGTACTACGCCCTGGTCTACGCTCACAACTCCCAGGGCTTCAGCCCGAAGAGCGCGCAGACCGCCTTCAAGACCCTGTCCGGCGCGTACGTCCGCCGAGGGTCCACGTGGGTGCCGGTCGAGGTCCTGGTCTATCGCTCCGGGCAGTGGCAGAGCGCGGAGGTGCTGATCTACCGATCCGGTGCGTGGGTCCCCGCGACCTAG